AATCCAAGTAAAGCACGTGACTTGTATGCACCTGTCAAAGATAACATCAAGATAAAAGATGCAACAGGTCGTGACATGGCTTGGGTGGAGAGTGTGTGTAAGACATACCAACCTGACATCGTTGTGCTTGACATGGGAGACAAGTTTGCACGTACAGGTGGTTTTGCAAGGACAGATGAAGCACTCAAAGCAAATGCAGTTCATGCTCGTATGATTGCAAAGGAACACAAGTGTGCAGTCTTTTACATGTCACAACTGTCTGCAGATGCAGAAGGTAAGGTGTTGCTTAATCAGAGTATGATGGAAGGCAGTAGAACAGGTAAGGCAGCCGAAGCAGATTTGATGATTCTTATCGCCAAGAATCCACCAAGACAAGAGGATACTGAAGAGGATTTACAAAGGCATTTAAATGTGGTAAAGAATAAACTTACAGGATGGCATGGTGTTGTTCATTGTAATTTGAATTATAGGGTAGGAAGATATGAAGTATGATTGAACAATTTGAACTCTTTGATGTAGTAGAGGAGATATGTGAAGATGGTTTGGTCTGTATCAAGTGTGATATAAGACAACCTATTGAAAACTTTCAACAGATGTCCTACACGAAATCAGGAGAAGCAGAAATAAAAAGGACATGTAGGTCTTGTCAAAAAGGACACAGGCAAGTTATTGCTACGTTAAGAAAACAAAACGCATATCCTGATAAAGATTACTGTTGTCCTATTTGTGAAAGAAACATAGAAGAGGTTAATAAGTATAATCAAAAGTTGCTAGGCACATGGGTTCTTGACCATTGTCATGATACAAATACTTTTCGTGGTTACATATGTAAACATTGTAATGATGGATTGGGTGGATTTAGAGATACCTTGACAACAATAGAAAGAGCAATTATATACTTAAAGAAACATAAGGAAAGATTAAATGAAACTAACACTTGACGTAGAAAATACAACAACAAAAAGAGATGGCAAGTTACATCTTGACCCATTTGAACCAAAGAATAGATTGGTAATGGTAGGTTGTCTGACAGATCAGGGCAAAGAGTATTTGTTCAGAGACAACTTTGATGGTGTACAAGAATTACTTGACCAAGCAACTATACTCATAGGACATAACATAGCTTATGACTTGATGTGGATATGGGAGTGTGGATTCAAGTATAATGGTCCTGTCTTTGACACAATGCTTGGTGAATACATATTACAAAGAGGTCTCAAAGAACCCTTACACTTGAGAGACTGTGCTATCAGGTATGATTTGGATACAAAGAAAGAGGATACACTTAAAAATTACTTTGCTAAAGGTTACAATACTGATGAAATACCTGCAGATGAATTATCATATTATCTGTCTGCAGATTTACATGCTACACAACAATTAGCAGATGCTATATATAGAAAACTAAATACACCTGAGTATAGCGAGTTGATGAACTCTGTTATCTTGACTAACAAAGTGTGTGTTACACTTGCCAAGATTTACAAGAATGGTTTCAAGGTTGATAAAGACGCACTAGACAAAGTTAGAGTAGAGTTTGAGCAAGAGAAACAAGACATTGAGAAAAGATTAAATCAATCTCAATAGTCCTGAACAGATGTCTTGGGTTATCTATAGCAGGAAGCCTAAAGACAAAGCTATGTGGGCAAATAGTTTCCATAAATATATGGATGATAGTAGTTACCGAGATACAGTAAAAGAAAACTCAACATTAGTTTACAAAACAAATGCAGTTAAATGTAAAGATTGTTTTGGAGAAGGTTACATTAGAAAGATAAAGAAAGATGGTAAGCCATATGCTAATCCAAGTAGATGTGTATCATGTAATACTTTAGGTTATAACTTTATACCAACTAATAAGATAGCAGGTTTAAAGTTCTCTGCACCATCCTCTAAATGGGTAAGTGCAAATGGTTTTACTATTAATAAAACATATCTAGATATATTAGCTAATGTTGCAAAGAAAAATAAAATGGAAGATGCAGTAAACTTTTTAACTGATCTACAAAGATTGTCTGCTCTAGATACTTATCTATCTTCGTTTGTTGAGGGTATAAATGCTTACGTTAAACCTGATGGAATGCTTCATGTGAGATTACTGCAACACAGAACATCAACAGGCAGGTTTAGTGGAGCAGACCCTAACATGCAGAACATGCCTAGAGGTGGTACATTTCCTGTAAAGAAAGTATTTGTATCACGTTGGGAAGGTGGTAAGATTCTAGAAGCAGACTTTGCACAGTTAGAGTTTAGAACTGCAGCTTTCTTATCTAATGATGAAGTAGCAAAAAAGGAGATTGAAGATGGATTTGATGTGCATAGCTATACTGCTAGTGTTATTAGTAATGCAGGGGAAGAGACTTCTCGCCAAGAAGCGAAAGCACACACTTTTGCACCCCTCTACGGAGCGACAGGATTTGGGAGAACGAATGCTCAAGCTACATATTATAAACACTTCACAGAGAAGTACAAAGGAGTCGCATTATGGCACTCCAAATTGGCTAAAGAAGCTCTGAATACAGGCATGATAACTACACCATCAGGTAGACAGTTTTCATTCCCTGATGTTCAGAGAAAGAGAAATGGTACAGTATCTCATTTTACACAGATAAAAAACTATCCTGTGCAGAGTTTTGCAACTGCAGATATTGTTCCTGTTGTGCTTGTTCACATTGAAAAGGAGCTTGACAAACATAAGTCATGTGTGGTAAATACTGTGCATGATTCTATTGTAATAGATGTGCATCCGAGTGAGGAAGATGTTGTTTTAAATATTATACGTGACACTAATAAGTCATTGATAAATATGATTAATTTAGAGTTTAGCATACAGTTTGATGTGCCACTTCTACTAGAAGCAAAGATGGGTAGTAATTGGCTTGACACCAAAGATGTATCGTGATATAACTATGATTCTTTTGAAAGGAGTAAAATAAATATGACAGAATTAGTTACAATAAATACAGACAATTATGCTACTATGGCAAAGGCAATGGGATTGCCTACAAGTAGTGGTGAAAAGAAAACTAATGTCTTAAATAGATTTAGAATATGGCACAATCCTACTATGGGTATGGGTCAAGCTAATGGTAAATCTGTTAAGATGGAAGTTGTAGAAGGTGGAATGTACAGACTAGAGATTCCTAATGACCCAAGCACTTTTTACTTTTCAGAAAAGGTAGAGTTTAGACCATTCTTACAGAGGTTTATGTATAAGAAGTTTAAACAAAATCGTTCTGCAAAAGAAGGAGAAAAGCAAGGTGGTTATGTAAAGACAATTATGTCTGATACACTAAACATTGATTTAAAAGACAACGATGGTACTTTTAACTGTGGTAAACCTGCAGGTTATGTAAAAGACTTTCAAGCATTACCTGAAGACACCAAAAAGTTAATAAAAGAAATAAAAAGAAACAGAGTTGTTTTTGGTCTTGTAAAGATGATTGATCCTGTGAAAGGCATTGATGGTAATGAGATAGAAGACTTATCTCAGTTTCCTGTAATATGGGAGATAGACAATAGGGATGCCTACAAAGCAATAGGAGATGTATTTTCTAGATTTGCTAAGATGGAAGCCTTACCTCTTCAACATATTATAAAGTTAGAAGGCACTAAGGAGAACAAACTAAACAATGGTGGTAGTTTTTATACACCAATAGTTCAGTTAGATACATCCAAGAAGGTGGAGATAACAGAAGAAGATCATAAAGTATTTGGTGACTTTCTTGATTGGGTAAAATCATACAATGATGGAATAGTTTCTGCATGGGACACTAGAGTCTCTGAGAAACAAGATGAAGTATCTGAAGAAGATATGGAAACTGTAGAAGACTTCATTGATGTAGAAATGAGTGATGATGCTAAGTAATAATGCTTTCAAAGCACATGGTATCAACTACCTTTCACCTAGTAGTATAAATACATATATTAGTGACCCACCCATGTGGGTTGCTAGGTATTTGTTTAAAGCGAAGTCATCAAGTGGTGCAGGTGCAATAAGAGGTATTGCATCAGAGTTTGTACTTGCTAATAAATATAAAGAAGGCAAGTTTGATTATAACATGTTAGATATGAAGTTCATGACATTGTGTACTGAATCTATGATTGATTTAGGGGACAAGAAAACAGAAAAAGAAAGGAGCTTGTTAAAGAACTTTGGAAACATAATTGATGAGAACTTTAAGTATGAAGACTTAGAAGACTATCAA